TGTGAAGCCTTCTTCTGTGTAAAGGCGAGCTAGTTTGGCGATGTTTGTTTCGTTAGTCATTTTCGTGTTCCTTCATTTGGTATGCCCCCTTTGTAATCGATGTAATTACAACTGTCAACAACATATTTACAAAAAAATGCAATTAGACGAAAAAAAAATCACATGGTATAAAAGGGCATGACTTTTCCTGTGTTCATTAAGGCCAATCGGTCCCGTGTCTCTATCTCTAAAGAGATTAGAGAGGTTAATCGGTTGAGGATTAGCTTTGAGCGGTCCATGACGGGCCGTATAATGGGGGTTTTAAAGAAAGTGGGCCAAAGGGCTGCGGCTGAATATGAACAGTCTGGGGGCTTCACAAACGCTATGAGGCCCATGAAGGGCGAACTAGAGCAAGTATTTCGCGCCCATTATACAGAAGTAATCGAGAAATTCGGTGATCGGGTCTATGAAAACCGTAAGCAAGAAAGGTTTTCTCAGCTTGTTTTCCAATATTATGAAAAGTTTGCTGGGGAAAAGATCAGAGGGATTACAGCGACAACTGGGCGTCAAATATTACAGGCCATCAGGGATGGAGAAAATGGCGGTGAGGGCGTTGATAAGATTGCCAAGCGCATAAGGGAGAAAACCAGTGGCGCAATTGCTCGCGCTAGGTCAGCGACTATAGCAAGGACAGAAACTCATGCAGCGGCATCCTACGCCACCTACACCGCGACAAAAGAGTTAAACCTACCTGCACAGCGGAAACGGTGGGTAAGTGTTTCAGACGGGCGCACAAGGGATCATCATAGAAGTGCCAACGGTCAAGAAGTTGGCATCGATGAGAAGTTCATTATCAGGTATCGTGGCGCTGAGATTGAGATGGTTCATCCGCATGATGGCTCTGGTGGTGCGGCTAATAATATCAATTGCAGATGTTTGGCGGTTTACTTTAGCGATGAAGATGCTCTGTTTGATGATGTCGAAAGCGTTGATATTGGTCCTGAAGAGTTGCCAGACATTCCAGAGCCAGAGCAAGATGACAGTTTGATCGATGTTTTCGCCACTCTTAAAGTAACAGACCAATTTGTAAGGCCAAATAAGGGGCGAGTTACTAACGAGAATTTCCCAGACATTAAGAGATCAGACGCTAAACGGCGACTTGACGAGGTGCTAGAGGCATCTGGGAATGATGATAGGTATAATGTTAAACCGCGTTATAGGGGAATGAGCCAGCGGAATTGGGGTAAAATTATAAATTCAGATGATTTGTCAGATGATGCGCTTGCTATGGTTGCAGTAATAACCGACGAACTCAATTATCTTTCGGACTTTCTAAGAATACCAAGGATGCGCGGTTATCAGGTTCAGTCGATGAAAGCCATAGCCTCTCAGGGTGATGGCGTTATGAATTTGAACCCCGCCTACTTCAACAGATATGCCGAAGATATGAGAGATGATGTTGATAGATTAGTTGCGAAAAAAGAATTTGATGATGCGGCTGCGAAGGATGTGGAGTTTAAAAAACAGATCGACGAACTTGAACAGGAAAGGGCCGTAATACGCCGTGCATATTTCAATGATGAAATTAGCCGCGAGGAATACCGCGCACAAATTGAACCTATCAACGAGCAAACAAATACCTTAACGAGTAGGCGAAATGTTCAACAGCGGATTATGAGGCGCAATAAAAATTGGGTTCTTAGCGAATGGACAGAGGGCGAAGATGCACTCAAGCCATTTACCGCAGAGCAATATTCTTATGCGGGAATAGATCATATGCGATCAACGATGTATCATGAATTTGGACATCACATTCATCAGTATCACAAAACTCGCATAACTGATGGTGGTTATGTTTTTGACGTACCAACTGAGCGGGAACTAAAACAGTTTTTCCAAAAGAACTTTAGGTTACGCAAAAAACGCAAAAAACTTTTACCCACAACCTACTCTGAGCAAGACGAAAAAGAATTTTTCGCGGAACAGTTTAGCCTTTTTGCTATAGGCAGAATGGACAAGGTAAGACCTGAGTTTATGGAGTTTATTAGGGAGATAGCAGTTGAGCGCACAATCTGAGCGAATAGAAGAAATTCTTGATCTGCCAAAACTTAACAAGCGGAACTATGAGGAAATCCAATCTCTTATGCAAGATTTGGCGGGTGAGGAAATATTCTTTCGTGACGTTGTGGAAAGTATTTTAGAACGTCGATACATGGAAGGCACAAGCACTGTGCGCCCGTGATACTAGCCTTTGACCCGATTACATGTTATATGGTAAGTTATCGGTAAGCATAACCATTGAGGTTTATATATGCCATTGCCAAAGCCAAGATTAGGCGAAAGCAGAGATGACTTTGTTGGTCGCTGTGTAGGCGATGACAAGTTGATAAGTGAGTTTCCAAACCAAGGCCAAAGGGTCGCGGTTTGTATCAGCCAATTCGAGGGCGAAAAAATGACTGAAGATCAAATCGAACCACAAGAAATCATTGAGGATCAAGAAACCAAGTTGGAAGATGGCACTCTTGATGTTCAATTCGAATATAAAGCCCACCAAGACGAAGAGGAAAAAGGTGTTTTCTCAGGTTACGGCTCAATCTTTGGGAACAAAGATTTGGGGAATGATATTGTGGTTGAGGGAGCCTTTGCTAAGTCGATAGGCAAAAAGGGCGCGAAAGCGGTTAAGATGCTCTATCAGCATAGACAGGATGAGCCTATCGGTGTTTTCGATGAGATCATTGAAGATCGCAGGGGCTTAAAGGTCAAAGGCAGATTGGCAATGGGAACCCAAAGAGGCCGCGAAGTTTATGAGTTGATGAAAATGGGGGCGCTTGATGGCCTTTCAATAGGTTATCGCGTAGACCCTAAAGGGGTTGACTATGATGAGAAGGGCAAAAGGCGCTATCTCAAGTCAGTTGATCTCATGGAGATTTCCGCAGTTACTTTTCCAATGAACCCCCGCGCAAGGGTTCAAGCGGTTAAAGGTGCGGATCGCACGGTGCGTGAATGGGAAGAACTTCTGCGGGATGCAGGTAGCCTATCGCGCAACGAAGCAAAGGCCGCTGCGTCCGCAGTCGCCAAGGCACTGGAACAGCGGGATGCTGTGAAAGAGGAAACGCCTGAAGTCCTTGATGCGCTTTCGCGCTTCACAAACATCCTTAAATCCTAATCAACGGAGTGATCGATATGGAAGATCAAGTAAAAGTTGCCGTTGACGCAATGGCGACAGCATTTGAAGAGTTCAAATCTGTCAACGATGCGCGTCTAGCGGAAATTGAAAAGAAGGGTTCATCAGACCCAGTAACCGAAGAAAAGCTTGCTAAGATTGAAGCTGATCTTGACCGCTTTGAGACAGTCAACCAGAAGTTGGTTGCTGCGGAAGCAAAATCACAGCAAATGTCAGAAGCACTTGCAAGCATCGAAACCATGCTCAAGCGCCCAACAGCGCAGGTTAAGCATGATGACGTAGACTTTGCGGTCAAGGCTTGGGACAAGTGGTTGCGTAAAGGCGATCAAGGCTTGGACGAAATGGAGCAAAAAGCCCTCACAGTTGGCACTGCGGCAACTGCGGGTAACCTTGCCCCTGCGGAATATGTGGAAGAAATCATCAAGATCATTGAAGAGTTCTCCCCTGTTCGTTCAGTTGCGCGTGTTCGTCAAACCTCAAACAAAGAGATTGAAGTTCCACAGAAAACTGCAAACTTTGCTGCGGCATGGACTGCGGAAGGTGGAACGCGCACAGAGACAACTGGTTACACCACGTCTTTGAACACTATCCCAACACATGAACTTTATGCTCTTGTGGACATCAGTTCTCAATTGTTGGAAGATAGTGCCTTCGATATGGAAGCCGAAATGAACCTTGAGTTCGCAGAGCAATTCGCAAAAGCGGAAGGCGCGGCGTTCATCAGTGGTAACGGCACGAACAAGCCTACAGGTATCACAAACGGTTCAACAGTTGGCTCAACAGCGGCGGCTGCGGCTGCGGCTCTTGCAACGGATGACTTGATCAACTTGATGCATGACATCAAAACACCCTACATGTCTGGTGCGACATTTATGTTCAACCGTCAAACATTGGGTGAAATTCGCAAGCTGAAAGATACTGCGGGTCAGTATATCTTCCAGACTGGTTTCTCAGGTCAAGCGGGTGTTCCAAACTCAATTCTTGGTTCTCCATATGTTGAAGCGCCAGATGTTGCAGATATTGCTGCGGACGCAAAATCAGTCATCTACGGAGATTTCCGCAGAGGGTACATGATTGTTGACCGCATTTCTTTGTCTGTTCTGCGTGACCCATACAGCCAAGCATCTTCAGGCAATGTGCGTTATATCGCTCGTCGCCGTGTTGGTGGTGAAGTTGTTCTTGCTGAAGCGATGCGTGTTCTTACACATCCATCTTCATAAGATAACGAATTGGTTTGGGGGGCAACTGGCGCCCCTTACTTTAGGGGAGAACCCGCATGAAAATCATGATGTTGAAGACAACAAAAGGTATTTGTCGCGCAGATGGTGCAGCTACAATGGCCTACGAAGCGGGGAAAGAATATTTTGGCTCAGAGGATTGGGAAGTTCGGACTTTGAGCGGCTTTGTGAAAAGGGGCGTTGCCCATGAAATTGGTGGAAATGCTGGCCCTACAGAGACAAAGAGAAAACGTGCTAGAGATGCAAAAGGTAAATTGAGGGCTGATGACCCTAGCACTCCTGATGTGAATGAAGCATGGGAAGAACCCACGCCGCCAAAGAAAAAGCGCGGACGCCCCCCGAAAGTAAAAAAATAGACAAGGCTCTAATCGTTGAGTGTGGTCATTGTTTGTGCTAAGTTCATGGTGCATATGCAACAATCAACGGAGGGCCGAAAATGGCAACCTTAAATGATCGCGTCTTTGATAGTGGCCTATCGGTTCTGGACACTGAAGCCTCTCGCATCGACGTAACTTCTCAAGAAGCCACTACTTACACAGAAGCTACTTCCACTTACACTCTTGGAAATTCAACTTCTCTTTCTATTGCTGCACCAAGCGACAGAACGGGCGGGGGGCGCAAAGTGACGGTGGCGGCTATTACTGATGGATCAATCAGTGCTACTGGAACAGCCACACATTATGCGATTTCTGACACAAGCAACTCACGCCTCTTGGCAACGGGAACGCTTACAGCGTCACAGGCAGTTACCTCTGGCAACACCTTTACTCTAGCAACATTTGATATTGGTATCCCTGATCCAGCATAATTTGCTAGTAATTTAAAATAGGAGAACTCGCTATGGCGAAAAAAGTGTTCGTGAATAGAGCCAAAATGTCCACAGCGACTACAGGCACATCGACAATTACCTTAGGGTCAGCCGTAGCGGGTTATCAAACATTTGAAGAAGCAGGGGTCGTAAACGGAGATGAGGTCCGTTACGTCATTGAGGATGGCGACAACTGGGAAATTGGCACTGGCACATACACAAGTTCGGGTACTTCACTTTCCAGAACAGTTTTGGAAAGCAATAATGCTGATAGCGCAATAAGCCTGTCAGGAACAGCCTATGTATTTATTACCTCTGCGGCTGATGATTTCGTCCAGTTAGATGGCGATACAATGACGGGCGATCTTGGGTTGACTGACAACTCAAAGCTTTCAATCGGTACTGATAATGATCTTGAAATCGTTCATAACGGAACGAACACTATAATTAATGAGCGTGGCACAGGTTCCTTAAAGTTCCAAGTTGGTGGGACAGATGTTGCGACAGTAACCAGTAGCGGATTTACAACTAATGTTACGGGCAATGTAACGGGTAACTTAACGGGGGATGTTAAGGCAACTAATGGAACATCTGTATTGGACAGTGGTACTGATGGAACAAATGCGACCTTTACTGGTAATGTTACTGGTAATTTAACAGGGGATGTTACTGGAAATGCAGATACCGCCTCTGCCCTTGAGACAGGGCGCACAATTAGCCTAACGGGTGATGTTAGTGGCAGCACCACATTTGACGGTTCCGCTAATGTCAGCATCACTGCAACGGTTGCAGACGATAGCCATGACCACACTAATGCGACTACAAGCGCAGATGGCTTCATGTCCGCATCTGACAAAACGAAGCTTGATGGGGTTGAGACAAACGCTACAGCGGATCAAACAGCCAGTGAGATATTGACTGCCATTAAAACAGTTGATGGCGATGGCTCAGGGTTAGATGCAGACCTTCTTGATGGTAATCAAGCAAGTGCGTTTGCTGCTTCAGGCCATAACCACACTCTGGATAGCCTTTCCAATGTAACTATTACATCGAATAGTTCGGGTGAAATCCTAAAATGGAATGGAACCGCGTGGGTAAACAATACTCTTGCAGAGGCAGGGGCGCTTACTGGGAACCAAACAATCACACTGAGCGGAGATGTAAGCGGTTCTGGGACCACATCTATTAGCGTGACTGTGGCGGATGATAGCCATAACCACGTCATTTCAAATGTCGATGGATTGCAAACATCTCTGAACAGTAAGTTAAATCTCAGCGGCGGGACAATGACGGGTACTCTGACCCTCAATGCTGATCCTACTTCTA